AATAAAAGAGCCGCATCGGGATATTTGTCCAAGTAAGATTTTGCCATCAACAATGAGAAGGCAGTTTTAAAATGTTTGGATGGACCAGCCCACATTGTAAGACCTGGTGTTAAACCTCCATCCAGTTTGCCACTCAATGCCACATTGATAATTGGCACCGAGGTTGGAATCATATCTTTATCAGTAAAGAATTTTGACTTTGATAGAATAGCCGAATCTTTAATTGAACTATTTTTTTTAATTTTATCTAATATACTCATCACTCACCTTTTTGTTTAAATGCTAACTCCGCTTCATAATCATACTTAGGTTCTAATTTTTTAGACTTCCTATTTGGAAAACCCCTTTTGCCTTTAGAGATTGGAGGTATTGATTCACCCGAAGCATCATCAATTATAATAGGTTCTTCTTCAGGTTCTTTTTCTTCAATCTCTGCAATATTTTCTTTTTCAATTTCTACCTTATTAAAATCTTTTTTCTTCCAAATAGTTTTATGTTCTTTGAAAGCTTCAGTTTCTAATGATTCTTCTTTTTCAGTAAAGACTGGAATATCACTAGCTTTTAAACCAACAATTTCTCCATTTTTAATAATAGGAGTTCCTTCTTCTTTCTGTTTCATAGTCATATTGGCCGCTATTAATAATAACACAGCCAATGGATCAAATACAATCATAATTAACATGATTACCAAACGAACCGCCTTATCAATAGCATCTGCATCATCTGTACCATATATCATATCACCAACATACTTGATAGGTCCTACTTCTGCCACAAGTTTATTAGATTCTTTTAATAGTGGCAATTTCTTTTTACTGATTTCATTTAATTCTTTTTGAGTGTCTTGTATTTGTTTATCAAGTTTATTACTTGCCGTTGATGGATCCTTGGCACGAGCAAGAAGATAATCCAATTTTTCTTTAGCAATCTTTTCTTGTACATTGAGAGTTTTTACTTCCACTTGATTTGCACCAGCATCTAGTGTGGAATCAATATGTGATTTAGACAAGAAACCAAAAATACCCATGCTTGTAATTACCATAAGAACAACTACGGCAAATGTTAAGTATGATTTTAATAAAAGTGGGCAGGTTTTCCAATTACGATACAACCATGATGTAGTCACCAACTTGCTCATTTCTAAAACCGAGCCCATGAAAACGATTGGCCAAAATGCACCAGTAAAGATTGCTGCCAATCCAATTACGGAATAATAGGCAGCAATACCAGATAATAATAATGCTGATAGTAATGTTAAAAATGTCATGAGAAGAAATCCTCTAAGCTACTTACCTTTTCAGTAGTCCACTTCATACAATCCAATATAACTTTAATTGGTTCCAAGAATGCTTTGTCGAATTGTAAATCATAATCAATGTAGTTGTCAAGCCCTAATTCCGTTGGTAACCTATTTGGATATGAAATGACGGTATCTTTGAATGGATTTGGCATCTTCAGATAGGTAAACTTAATCTTTTCACCTTCTTGGATTAATTGATATTTTTTGGTAAGATTGTTTTTGTTTAAAAAGTTGTTATATAAAATAGCCCCTTTAACATGAATTGGTGTTCCCAATTTATATAAAGATAAGGCATCGGAGTATTTATTCAAGCCATTTAAACCACGGGGAAAAGAAATCTCCTCAGGCGGCAACTTACGAAAATCTTCTCTAAATTTGGCAATAAAGTTGTGAATATCATTCTCTGTACCGTTCACCATTAATTGAACTGCTTCTCTCATCTTCTCACGGATGGCAGATGGTGTGGAAGATTTAATCATTTCCAAACCCATTACCTTCATTTGTGGTTCTTTATACTGAACACCTTCATTGTTATATACATTTAAAATGTATCGTTTCTTAGCAGTCCAAATACCTTTGTCAGAAAGGCCTTCACGCTTCATCTCCATCTTCTGTTGATAAGCATGAACATAATCTGCAAGTTCTTTATAACTTTTATCAATAAAAGGTTGCATCTTATCTTCACAGATTCTATCCATGAGAGAAATTACTTTTTGTTTATCTGATGTATCTTTAATAAATTTATTAACCAATTCTCCCATTCGTAGGTAAATTGAATCAGTATCAGAAGCAATAACATAGTCAACATCTTTGGTCTCCAAAATTTTATTCATCCAAGCATTAATCTTGGCTTCAATCCAACGAATACTTAATTGTCCAGCAGTAGTAACACCAAGGGCCATTCGTAGGTCATAAAAACGAAAATACTGGCTACCAAGAGCACCATAAGCAGAATTGAGGGAAACCTTCTTTGCAAGTTGAATATTATTGTACTTAGCAATTCGTTTTTCAATTTCATATTTTTTACTTTCATCAGGTTCATTTTCATATTCTTGTTTAGCTTTCAACATTAAGTTTTTAAATTTCTTTCGGTCATTATACATTTCTTCCATCATCTTAGGTAAAAAACCTTGAAAATCTGTTCTAAAAAATTGACCGTTAGGTGTAATTGTTGCACCATTTAATTTAGACAAATCGACTTTCTTTTCCAATAACTTATTGACATCAACACCATCAGAAAGAATATCACGCATCTCTGATGTATAGTTTTCTGGTTCAATCAATGTTTCTGGTGAAATGTTATATTGCATCATCAAATGAGGATACAAAGAGTTTAAGTCAAATGATGCCACCCAATCATGTTTACCTACTTGAACTTCTTTAACATAAGCGCCTTCAAAAGCCGAATCTTTTTGTTTTACTTCTCTAGGAGGTACAATAATGTCTTTCTCAAAGAGATAGGCATAGGTCATTGAATCCCACATACGAGTTTGTGCAAAGATATCTTCAAAGTTTGTTTTGGTGTCATATGCCAAGGTTACTCCTAATTCAAGCAACTTTAACTTTTCTTCTAGTTTAATAATGAGTTCAACGTCTTTGATGTTATACTCAATAAACTTTTGATAGTTTAATCGATACAAGGCATGAAGATTATCGAATTCATCATAGGAGATTTTGCCTTCACCCAATTCAACTTGAGCAATGGCATCGAGGCGATAGGACTCTTGTGATTTTCCACCAGGAGCATACCATTTGTATAGTTCGATGTAATCTAGTGATTCAACACCCATAATATTATAGGCAATCATTTCACGACCATTGATTACGGTCTTTCTTTCACCAATATAATTCCATGGAGATAATTTCTTGGTAGCATCTTCACCAAGAATTTTACGAAAACGATTAATGATATAGGGTTCATCAAAGAACTTGGTGTTCCAACCAGTTAGAATGTCTGGTGTTTTGCCAGTCCACAATGACATAAACTGTTTACATAAAGAATATTCATTTTTACATTTCACATAGATTTCTTTATCTTGAACTTCATAATCACCACAGCCAAACACATAGATTGGACCATTGAGATATTTTAATGCAATCGCTGTAATAGGTTCATTTGCTTTATATGGATCAGGAAATCCATTCTCTGAACCAACCTCAATATCAATTACGCCAATAAGAATTTTCTCAAAGTCGTAATCAACCATACCTTTGTGTTGGTCGGCAATAAAGGCATATTCAAATCGAGTTTGGCCATAGATTTTAGAGGCATTAGAAACGCCTTCAAATTGTTTTACAAAATCTCTTGCTGCACGAATATCACCAAAGATTTTTTGGTCAAGATAGTCACCTTCTAATGAAGTGAAGTTTGTGATTTTTTTGGAAGGAATGTAAAGAGAAGGAGAGTATTCAACTTTCTCCTTTACCCGTTTACCATTATTAATGCCTCGATATAGAATACTATTACCAAAACATTGTACATTAGTATAGAAAGAACTCAATTTAGCCTGTAATCAAAGATTTTTGTGGGGGAACAATAATACCAGAACCAAAGATTTGGTTGTAATTATCAACAAAATCTTGTGCTGGAACATAGGAGTATACTACATTCTTCTTACTGATGGCAATGGTGGCACCAGACTTTTGTTCAGCATGAATTGGGAACGGAGAAAATCCAATATTTGGAGTACCATCTTTACCACGAACAACGGCAATACCAACTGGATTTTCCAATACAAATTCGGTTTCAGACTCGGATTCAATTTCTCCAAGAACATCTTCTCCAGTAATTAACTTAAAAGCCAAAATTTTCATATTATTTCCTTTATTATATAAATACTTATGATGATTTGAATTATAATTATACTATTTTTTGTCCTTTCCTGTCAATACATTAATGGTATAATTAAATGGCTGATCCAATTATTACTGGCGCTCAAGGTGCCGTGAGTACATTAAAGAGTGCTCAAAATGTAGGTAAACAATTAGGTGGTGTGGTGTCCGACCAACAAGCGGATATGGAAGCCGCAGTCCGTGAACAACATTGCCAAAGAATGCAAGCTAAAGCTCAACAAGAATATATGCAATCAATGGCTGAATTTAGAGCCTTTGAAAAATATGAAAAAGATAAAGCTCACGCCAGAGAAGTAGAAAAAATTAAAAATCAAGCAATTTCTAAATACGGTAAGAATGCTTGGATTGAAATTGAAGCTTTAAAATTAAAGATGGAAAGAGAGCGTTCTGAAGAAGAAAAATTAATGGATGTTGACCGCCAAAAACAAATACAAGTATTTTGGTGGTGTATGACAGCAGCTGCTCTAGTAACGTATTTCTTTAAGTTGTATAAATGAGAGAGCAACCACTAATTTTTATTGGTGTTTTAATTTTGTGTTTAGTTCTGATGATAGTAGAATCAGGAGCATTCACACGTTAATTAATTGAGGTTATCATGAACAAATTACCGATTATTGTATTTTCATTTGTTTTAATAGGTTCTCTATTATTGGCCGCTTTAGAAGTTATGGCAAAATATTAGAATCTATGGCCAAATAAAAGCACTAGGCTCTTTGTATTTTTCTCTTTGTTTTTGTTCTTGCTCTATACGCTTGAACTCATCATCTTCGTTCTTTGAATCTTGTTCTTTAACTGGATCTTTTTGAGTTTCATCCGCACCTTTAAGAATCATCTTCCCCTACCAGCCTTTCTTTGAACAGTCATCTTAGGAACAAATTTAGGTTTGTTTATTTTGGGAGCAGGAGCTACCTGTTTTAAGTTGCGAACTTTTTGTAATTGTTCTTCACGATATTTTTTTTCATCTGACATATTATCTCCTCTAAATAAATTTACAGTAGGTTAATAACGCATAGCAGGATGCCGTGGATTCAATTTTCGTTATTTCTACCACAACGGCCAAATGCTCTACTGTTTCTTGGTTGCGGGGGTGGGATTCGAACCGCACGGCCTCTGGATTATGAGTCCAGCGCTCCACCAGACTGAGCTACCCCGCTATAGTATATATCAAACAGAATGCCAAAGTTCCGCATAATATTCATCTTTGCCGCATCCACATTCTGGACACAAAAAATCTTCTGGTAGTTCTTCCCATTTACCTTCAGTTTTTTCATCGTGTTTATGGCCACAAACAATACAGATGTGTAATATTTCTGCTGTCATTATAGATTCTCCAATTGTTTCTTATAAGCATTAGCATGGCGTTCTTCTATTTTTTTCAAAGCAGCAAATCGTTTTTCTGCTAAGTCTAATGTTTTTAGATGTTTCTTAAAAGCATCAGCATGTTCTTTTGATTCTACCATTTGGTCAACAAACTCTTGTGTTGCTTGAGCATTTTTTTCTGACACGGCATTCTCAAAGAACTGTGGATACATTGTAGTGAATTCATATGTTTCACCTTCAATGGCTTTTTCTAAACATTCCTTAGTTGAAGGCTTGCCGATAAGCAATTCCAAATGACCCCATGCGTGTAGGATTTCTTGGTTTGCGGTATGTTCAAAGTGCTTTGCTACTTCTTCATGGCCATTTTCACGAGCAATTTTGGCAAAGTAACGATACTTGATGTGCGCTTGACTTTCACCAGCCAAAGCACTCTCAAGGTTTTTAATTGTAATAGACATACTTACTCCTTAGTTTTCTAAATTAATTAGTGGAGCGGGATATTGGAATCGAACCAATAACGAGAGGTTGGAAACCTCTAGTTTTACCATTAAACTAATCCCGCAAAATTTGGAGCGGTGGTCTGCTTTGCTCAGATAATATAAGAGGGTATC